AGCATTGATATAAGACCCGATAAATCAATGGCAACCCAAGTGTACTACTGCGCTTCATTCGGCTCAACCCGAATGGAAGAAGCAAAAGTAGTTCAAATTGCTTGCAACGAATAGGAGGATTAAAAAATGGCTACAGTTTACTCAGTCCAACAGACTAAGCATAACCAGAATGATCCTACTGAAAAGATCAAGCCAAACGAAAAGGGTGGCAGGGTTCGTATTGCATACGCATTATACGAAGCATCCTCTCTTTCAAGTGGTGATGTCATCAATATGTTTGTTTTACCAAATGGAGCGAGAGTTCTTGAAGGTACGCTAACACATGACGCGATGGGATCTTCAACGACTTTGGCGGTAGGTCATGCGGCATACAAAAATGCCGATGGTACAAGTGTATCGTTAGACGCAGACGAATTTTTCGCTGCGGCGGCTTCTACATCAATCACGACAGTGGCGGTTGCGGCTACTTCTGCATTAGGCAGAAACACCGTAATTGACGCTGACGGTGACGGTTACACTGTGACCGTAACAATGGGTGGAGCAGCTGGCACGGGAACTGTCGAACTGCAAATGCTCTACGTTGTAGATTAAAGATCTTGGGCGGCTCCTTCGGGGGCCGTCCTTTTACTTAGGAGAATTCAATGCCATCAGTTGTAGACATAGCAAATGAAGCCTTAAACATCATCGGAGCGAATACCATCTCTGCTCTAGATGAGAATTCAAAGGCGGCTATCGTAGTTAATCAGCGATACAGTACTATAAGGGATAGTGTCTTTAGAGATCACCCCTGGAACAGTCTGACAAAAAGAGCAACTCTGGCACAAGATACCGAAACACCTGA